TCAAACAAGGCTAGAATGTCCATCGTCTCATCGCCAAGTGCGGTTCCGCCGCGCGTCTCTGCCCAATGTTTGCGCGCTTCGTCCATGCCGAAATATCGGCACCCTGCCGTCAAGCGCCACACGCCGTCGGTGCATGGAAACAATGCGAACGTGTAGCCGTCCGATCGCGTGGCAATTTTCAGGTCGCCGAACACCTGCGCATCGCCGAACACCCGCGCATTGCCGAACACCCGCGCATTGCCGAACACCCGCGCATTGCCGAACACCCGCGCATTGCCGAACACCTGCGCATTGCCGGACACCCCCGCATTGCCGAACACCCACGCATCGCCGGACACCCGCGCATCGCCGAACACCCACGCATTGCCGAACACCCACGCATCGCCGGACACCCGCGCATCGCCGAACACCCGCGCATTGTCGGACACCCACGCATCGCCGACATGCGACAAATTGTGCTCGTGCTCAATCCAGCCTCCTATTGTGCCGTCTGCAACGCGACGGATTTGGCGAAGCCTGCCCTTTGTTTCGCCCGTGAACTCGTACTTTTTGCCCATGATCGTCTCCATCATCGACAGGCGGGATTGCCTGGCCATTTGATGATGCGCACACGGATGCGCGCATCGCCAAAAGGTCAGATACGGCGCGGCGCCATGTGATGCTTGGCCACATGCTTGACGACGCAAACCGTATCGCCAAGGCTCCAAGACTTGACGCCTGTACCGCGCAGCATGGCCTGCACCGCGAGGTGGCAGATATCCCATTTCTGCAACGGGATGGTGTTTAGGTGCTCGTCACCACTAGCCAAAGCCTCGACAATGGCTTGCCGCGACACTGGCACAACGGACCGCAAACCCGGAATGCTGATCCGATGCGCCAGATTGTCGTATTTCTCGAAATGCTCGCGCCACTTCTGTGCTTCCCAATCTTCTCCATAGGTGTGTTTTACGGCGCGGCTTTCGTAATGCGCCTGATAGCCTTCATGCTTGAACGCATGAGCAGCCGAACATCCCGTGATGCGGTGCATAGCGGCAAGCACCGCGTTTTCGGCCTCCATGCGCGTGGCGCACACGCCCGCAACGTACGGCATGCCGTCACGCTTGATTGTCCAAATCGTTAGTGTCGTCATCTGTCCACCCTCTCCGGTTTGAGCTGCCAGTGTGGCAGTCATGGCGCGCAGCACGCTAAGGCGCTGCGCGATAGACCGTCACTCTAAACCATGCCCCACATCAGCGAGGCGATTGCGAAAGCGATTGAGTAGCCGATTATCTCGGGCAGAAGATCAAGCATCAGCGCACAGCGCGCAGATTGATGCACAAGCCTTCGCCGCCGCTACGGCCGTGATACTTTTTGCCTGCCATCATCACATGATACGAACCCATGTGAGAGGAAACGAAGCTACGCGGCGTGCGCCAACACGACATCAGCATCCACGCGCCGAGCACATCGCCGCACCCTGTCGTCAGCTTGCCATTTTGGCCGATGTAGGCAGTGAAGCGTTCCGGCGGATTGGTTAGCAACTCGTATTGCTCGACACGACTGCGCATCGCATTGGAGCACGCCGCATAGTCGGGATGCGCTGCAAGTTCTGCACTCATGCTGCTTCCGCCCTTGCTGTGCGAAGCGTGCGCTTCCCAGTAGGTGTTAGCCTTGTCACAGATGGCGCGCTCTACCGCGTAGGTAGCAGCGTCAAGGGTCGGTTTGATGGTCATTGGTCAGTCCTCCGTGTTCGCGAAGTTCGTAAGCGCGGCTTGAATAGCCTGCAAAATGCGATCCGCTTCAACGATGTGCTTATCGGCCGCTCCACGAATGCGAAGCGTGGCGATCAGGCCGCCGACTGCATCGGCCGCAGCGATGTAATCCCGCATGATGCGGCGCTGATCGTCTGTGTGGTCTTGCATGGTTGCACATCCTAGGCTTGGTGGTTTCGATGACCCAAACCTAGGCCACACGGTGCAACCATGTCAACAACCTTTTTCGCAACCCTATCTTTTTCCGCTCTCAGCGCCGCCCAGCTTACACGTCAAAGCCCAATAGGTTTTCGTCGTGGTGCGGCCGGATCGCCAAACCTTGTCAGCACCGTTTGGCCATTTTGACAGAGAGCGCCAGCGGTAGCCTTGTGGAAACTCTGCACTAAGGCTGTTTCGCGTCAAACCAAGGCCAGTGTCAGACAGGCGCACAAGGCTAGGCAGCCTATCATCGCCAAGCGCGACAACGAGACACATAGTGGTGCCTCCGGTCGTTGCTTCTATTGCGGCAAGCGCGCCAGCCTCAAATGCGCCGATAGCGTGCTTGCGTGTCTCCCGAGTAGCGGCTGTGCGCTCTGCGGCTGCCAGCGCACGCGCTGCGGCCTTCTCAACCTTCTGCGCGGCCTTGGCGGCGTCTGCGGCTGCCTTTCGCTCTGCACGCTCTGCGCGTTCTGCATCCGTGAGCACTGTATAGGTTCGAATGCCGTCTAGCGGTTTTGTGCGCCATCCCTCCGGTTTGACAGATAGCGCCATGTCGTCATCTGGCACGGTGTCACAATCGAACAAACTACCCCACGGCGCTATAAACGCGGGGTATAAGCCCGGCTTGCCGGAGATAGATTGGCGCACCCAAACAGCTCGACCATCACTTAGCCGAAATCGCGCGTACCCTTTACCATTCCAATCACCAAGCATGATGGCCAGATGCGCAGATGACAGCACAGCCGCGCCGTCTTGTTCACCTAGCCATTCTGTGTCGGATAGTTTTTGCCATTCCATGATCTTTGCCTTTGTCGCTGCCTCGCGCTCGGGCGCGTAACTGAGGGTTGAGGGTCGTAAAGACGAGTAGTGGTAGTATGACAGACAGAGGGTGGGGTAGGGGCCCCTCCCTCTGTCTGTCAATACATAACCAAAGGCACAGACAGAGGGAAGGAAAAAGGCAATCTTGCTATGATTGCAAAGGCCGAAAGCGGGTGCCTGCGGGCACTCGGCACCCTCTTTCAACTCTTGGTACTCATATTGATGATTTATGGATAAGGCTAGAAGCACGAGTTTTGCTCATGGGACGCATAGTGCGGCTGTGGTGCAGAGAGTGAGATTTGTGCGGATTGCTACGCTTTCTGACCAATTGGGCTCATAGACTTTGTTCGAGGCGAGCAAATCGCACTCATAGTCCGCATTGCCCCTATGCTCACTCGGCCACGACCCGATGAGTAGATGAGCCACGTTATAACATAACCTACGAGATGTTATAACATAACACTGGCCTGGCGCCCACCTAGCACAGATCTACAGAGCGCGCTCACAGCAACACCACGAATGCGCGGCGCGGCCCATTCGTTGTTCCACACAACAAGATCAGGTTGCACGCAGGGTTACTCTGCGCAGCGCGCACGAGAATAACTAGCCTTATCAATGGCTTAGGCGAGCAATTTACATAATGGTTCTTATGCGGCTTGCCATTTGGCTAGGCGCTGATGTGGCCGGACCGTGCTAGGCGCCAGCTCGAGCTGGCCAGGACCCCACCCCATCGATGCCGCGGATCAGGGAGGGGTGGCCCCGCCGATGCCCGCCCGCCTCGTGTCTCCCAGGGGTAGGACATACGGCGTGTGCACTTTTGCTACGAGTGCAATTTGTCGTTGTGAGCAATTTGTATGTAGGCACAATTTGCACAATTTTCACCCCGCACCCACTGCGCGTTCAATTTGTCTCCACGAGCAATTTGTCTTATATGCACAAAAAGCCTACCCGCCCCACACATAACCAAATCGCACAAACATGCTTCTATGCTTATATTTATAAAATTTCGACAAGCCCTCGCGTTAAGATCGCTCATTGGGCGCGGCCTATTTGGCACTGAGCCATTAAAGCAGAATGGGTGCGATTGACCTGTTGACAGAATGGTCTGGATGCGTGACGGTGTTTGGGAAGATGGAGGATGGAGGTGAACAATGAAGATCGGTTATACGGCGGCCGAAGATCACGGCATCACGACGCTCCGCGAGTTGCGCGTCCTGTATCTCGTGCACCGCGGGCTATGTGACGAAGTGCGCGACTTGGCGTACCGTATGGCTGTCGCAAAGCCGTGCATCACGCGGGCTCTTTCAGCTCTTGAAGCGAAAGGGTACGGACAGCGTACACCGCATGAGAGCGACAAGCGGTGCATGCACTTCATCCTGACAGAGAGCGGCAAGGCTGCCGCAACGGAGATATTCACATGAGCGAGAAGTTGTTGACGCTGGAGGAAGCGTCTCGCCTGGCGGCGGCAGAGAACGATGTTCTCGCTGCGCTCGCTGCACTGAAAGCCGCGATGGCCGCGCGCATCGCCGCGGCGAGCGCGGAAGCCACTACGCGCATCGAGCTTGGTGCCGCGGCCCGCCGGCGACTGGAAGCCGAAGCGGCCGAAGACGCTGCGCGTGCTGCACTCAACAAAACGATGAACGTCGTGATTGCTGTGGAGGCGAAGTCATGAGCGCGATGAACGATCCTGTCCTCGACGCGGCCTTGAAGGCCGGCATGTCGAAGGCCGAAGTGCAGAACCTTGCCGCGCAGGTGTTCGGCTACCTGGCACCGCGGTTCAAGCCCGGCTACGTGTTCACCCTGCTGGCCGTGCACCCGCAGTACCACGCGCATGATGTCGTGTGTGCATCGAGCGCACCGAGTAAGGACGCGCTCAAGCCGGCGGCCTTGTGGATGCAGACACACATCCTGCACAAGATGGATCGCGTCGTTGCCAGCGATGCAGCCGGCCGCGGCCTGAGCCAGGACGTCGTGGCCGCAGAGCGCGTCGTCGATACTGCAGGCAACGTGCTCAAGGGCAAGATCAACGCCACGGCCCCCGACCTGGCGGTGGTGATCCGCGGAGCACTCCCATTCATCAACACGAACGGGTCAGAGCGCGCGATCGACATGCTGCGTGCGGCGTTGGTGGCGCATGCGAACGCGAAGCCGGATGAAGACAATGAGTGACGACATGCACCGCATTGCTGCGCCGGCGCCCAACGAGAAGGCGGTTGGTGTTGAGAGAAACATCCTGACGGTGATACGGCTGTACGCACCAGACGGTGAGAGGCTTCCGTTTTCGTTGGCGCAGTTGGTAAACGATCTTCGCGCCCTCGCCGTCGCCAATGCAAGGCTGGCGGGGGAGCGGGATGAGGCTGTGGCGCGGTGGCGCATTGCAAGCGACAGTGCCGTTGCGCTGCAAGCGTCGCTGCTTGGCACTGAAGCCGACCTCGCCGCACGCATCCAGGCAGAGCGGGAGGCGGTGCGGGAGGCTTGCTTGGCAGCACAGCCCTGCACCGCAGAAGACCCCAACGAAAGCCCATACCAGCGCGCCTACTTCGATGGCGTCATGGCTTATGGGCGCGCCATCCGCGCCATCGACCTCGGCACCCTCCCCGCCGCGACCGCGCAGCACGCGCAGGAGGTGGCGGCGGCAGAACAGCGGGGGATGGAGCGGGCGGCGATGATTGCCGCCAGCCACGCTGCGGCCTATCGCGAGAGCGAGCGCGGTTCGCTGAGCAATGCGTCACAGAAAGGCATAGCGGAGCGCATGGCATCTGCCGCCGAAGCCATCGACGCCGCCATCCGCGCCGCCATGAAGATACCAAGCCACGACTGACCCCGCCCGCCCGCGTCGAACAGTTGAGGATCATGACATGGACATCAAAACAGCCTCGCCAGAGCAATACGCCGAATGGCTCCGCACAAATGGCGTGCCGGAAGCGGAAATCCCCGAGCGCATGGCGCACGACATGCTAAGGGTGATATCGGCCGAGTTTGGCGCGGCTGGCGCGCCAGAGGGGTTCGATGATTTCGCGAAGCGCCTGCGCGATCATCTATCCGCTGATGCGCTGGCTCGGGCGCTAGGCAATGATTGATCCAGTCACCAAGGACGAGAAGCACTGGTGGCACGCCGGCTACCGGGAGGCCGTCCACAACTTCGGCACCGTGTTCCTGAAAGGTTACTTAGCAGGGGCGCTATCGGCTTTGATCGCTACGGCGCGGTGGTGGACATAGCCACTACAGGCGCGGCATTATAGCGTCAGGAGAGCCCCATGTCTGACGAAGCCCACGATCGCAACACCTTCATCGACCTGACCGCCGAGCAGCTACCAAAGCCGCGGGTTGGCGGCAGCGTGCGCCGAAAGAACGCCGAAGGGCTGACACCGATCCAGGCGGCGTTCGTTCTGGAATACCTCGTCGATCTCAACCAGACCGCCGCGGCCATTCGGGCCGGGGCGTCCCCTGCGACAGCAAGCGCCATTGCCGCGGCCTGGATGAAAACGGGAGGCAAGGTAGCCAACGCCGTCGCCCGCGCCATGGCAGAGCGGTCAGCGCGCGTCGGCATATCGCAGGATCGCGTCCTGCAGGAACTTGGTCGCCTGGCATTCGGCGATCCGCGCGTCATGTTCCGCGAGGATGGCAGCCTCAAGGCGCCGACCGAATACAACGCCGACGACGGCGCCATGATCGAGGGCATCAAGACGCGCCGCATCGTCGAGGTGGCCATCGACGAGAGCACCGGCAAGCAGAAAATGGTGCCTGTCGAAATTCAGGAAGTGAAACTCGTCAGCAAGATGGGGCCGCTCAACTCCCTGATGCGCCACCTAGGGATGAACAACGACAAGCTCGACATCAATTTCACCTCGTCGCTCGCCGACCGTCTCAACGAAGCGTACCGCCGCACAGGCCGCGCACGACCGAGCGAAGGTGATGCAGCCGCGGCCTTGGCGGCCGTCCCTGACGCCGAGTACGAGATGATCGAGGATGACGAAGCGCACGAAGGCCAGCCGCGCCTGATCGAAGGCGAGGCCGAGCCGGACCACCCCTCCCTTGACGACATGCTCAGATAGGAGAAAGCCATGGACCCCGTCACGCTGCTGCACGAGATCATCAACCCTGCGCTCAAAGAGCTTGAGTTGCACGGCATCAAGCCTTCCGACAAGGCGCGCAAGATGCTGCTAACGATCGCGCAGAAGGAAGCCGGCCCAGATCTGGAGGCGCGCTATCAGTACGGCGGCGGCCCGGCCCGCGGCCTGTGGCAGTTCGAACGGATCGCGGTGCTCGACGTGATGACGCGACCGAACACGACCGCATTCGTCGCCTACGCACTCGGCGACCGCAAGCTGCCATACACCTACGATGTCCGCGCCGGGATGAACCACCAAACTGTCATCACCGTGCACGAGGCGCTTGCGCAGGACGACAGGCTCGCTGCGGTCTTCGCCCGCCTCAACCTGTGGAACCACAAGGCGCCACTGCCCGAACTGCATGACGAGGAAGGCGCCTTCCAGCAATATCTCGCCGTGTGGCGGCCTGGCGCGTGGTCGAATGGCGCATCGTGGCAGCGCGACAAGATCCGCCAGGCGTGGGGCATCGCGTGGGATCGCTCTGGCCGTGCGATGGATGCGGAAGGACCGATGGCCTGATGCGCGGACAGGAGATCGAGGACGAGCTGCGACAGACGATCGCCGGGTTCCGTCACGATCCACTCGGCTTCGTGCAGTTCGCGTTTCCGTGGGGTGTCAAGGATGGCCCACTCGCGCATCAGATTGGCCCGATGCAGTGGCAGGCCGAAGAACTGATCGCATGGGGCAACACTGTTCGCAGCGCCAGCAAGAAGGGGCGCCACGCGACGGCATCAGGGAAGGGCATCGGCAAATCATGCACGATCGCCATGGGCGCGCTGTGGGCGCTTGCCACCTTCCCTGACACGAAGGTGCTTCTTACCGCCGGCACCGAGCCGCAGCTTCGCACGAAGCTGATGCCGGAAGTTGCCAAGTGGTATCGCATGTGCATCTGCCGCCATTGGTTCAACTGGACGAACACCTCCCTGGCGTCCACCGATCCCGACCACGAGAAGACGTGGCGCCTCGATGCCATCCCGTGGAACGAGAAGAACCCTGAGGCGTTCGCCGGCTTGCACAACCAGGGCAAGCGCATCGTCGTCATCTTCGACGAGGCATCGCAGATCGCCGACAGCATTTGCGAGACGACGGACACCGGCATCTTCACCGACGCCGACACCGAAGTGCTGTGGGCGATGTACGGAAACCCCACGCGCGGCGACGGGTTCTTCCGCGAGTGCTTCGAAAGCCGGGCGCATCGGTGGAACATCAAGCACATCGACAGTCGCGACGTGCCGATCACCGACAAGGAAAACCTTGCCGAGTATGTAGAGGATTATGGCGAGGACAGCGACCTTGTGCGCACGCTGATCCGCGGCCTGTTTCCGCGCGTGTCAGACATGCAGTTCATCGGCCAGGACATGGTGCTGGAGGCGCGCAAGCGGGAAGTGGCGATCGCCCAAACCGACCCGCTTATCCTCGGTGTCGATGTCGCGCGTTTCGGCCAGGACGAAAGCGTGCTCGCGCTGCGCAAGGGGCGTGACGCGCGGATCATGCCATGGGTGTATCTGCAGGGGCAGAACACCGTCGCCATCACGCAGGCGATCATGTCGGTCAACGAGCAGTACAAGCCCGACGCCATCCACATTGACGGCGGCGGCGTGGGCGGCGGCGTGATAGATCAGCTTCGCGCGGCCGGCGTGCCGAACGTGCGCGAGGTGCAGTTCGGCGCAAAGCCCGATCGGGCGCAACTCTCTATCATCGCTACGCGGTTCGCCAACAAGCGCGCCGAGATGTGGGGCATCATGAAGGAAGCGATGCCAGGCACGGCGCTGCCTGACGATCAAAAGCTGCAGGACCAACTCACGTCCGTGCTCTACGGCTACAAGGGCGACATGGAGATATTGCTCGAAAAGAAAGAGCACATGAAGGCCCGCGGCATGCCAAGCCCCGATCGCGCCGACGCGCTCGCATTGACCTACGCCTACCCCGTCTTGCCGCGCGCTACCGCCGGCGGCCCGGCCAACATCCAGCGCGATCGGAACATGGCGAGGATGGAGTACGATCTTCACGCTTGACACGGCAGTAACTTGTGCCTCAAGGTGCGCACGGAGCCTCGCATCTCCAGATGTCCATCTTGGACGTTTCCTCCCGAAACTAGGCCCCGCTGCCTTCACTGGCGCGGGGCCTTTCTTTTTCTATGGTCATTTTTCTTGACACCAGCCATAGTGTGTGACTGCACGAACAGACACAATGGCCGGAGATCACCATGGGATGGGGCACCACGCCCGGCACGCCGGAAGCCAACAGGCGGGCACATGTCGAGAGCTGGACGAAGGGCGGCGAGGTTCGCGACTTCAACGAGCCGTTCAACAAGCCCTCGGGCGGTGGAACGCCAGCGGCCGATCCGGCTCTGTCCGCGACGCGCGCCTTGCCACCCGCCGCCATGCAGTCCGCGCCGTGGAGCGGAGGCGCCAGGACCGGAGGCGGTGGGACCGCCAGCACAGTGCTGACGGGTGGCGGCGTGCTCACGCCGGACCAGGCGCCGCGGCGCAAGCAACTGCTCGGCGCGTAGGAGGAAACCATGGGATTTGGGAAAGCCCCCCGGCCCGCGCCTGTCGTGATGCCGGCGCCGATCGAGCAGGACGACACCGGGGCCGCCGTGACGCCAGCGCGCGCCTTGCCGCCGGCCGCCATGCAGGACAGCCCGTGGTCGCAATCCGGCGGCATGCGCACGACCGCTTCGGCGTCCCGCGGCCGTGGCCAGGGCGGGACGGTACTCACCTCGCCCGCCGGCCTGATCGCCGACACCAATTCGACCGATCAGCGCAAAAAGCAACTGTTGGGAACCTGACATGGCGACGATCGAGGACAAGCGCGACAGCCTGCGCTCTGCCGACATGGAGCAGATCCGGCGCTACCTCGATGCGCGCATGGTGACGCTTGAAGCGCAGCGCATGTCGTGGTGGACGCACTGGCGGGAGCTGGCCGAGTACATCCTGCCGCGTCGGTATCGCTGGCTCGTCACGGCAAACCAGTGGAACCGCGGCAGCCCGATCAACGGCCGCATTCTCAACTCCACCGCAACACTGGCCGCGCGCAACTGCGCGTCCGGCATCATGTCCGGCGTGTCGTCGCCGGCGCGTCCGTGGTTTCGCCTGGAGGTGCCCGACCCCGAGATCATGCAGGATGTCGAGGTACAGAAGTGGTGCGCGGAGGTGTCGAAGCGCATCCAGCGCGTGATGGGCGGCAGCAACTACTACATGTCCAAGGCCGTGCAGTACCTCGATCTCGTCATCTTCGGCACCGCGCCGATGCTGATCTACGAGGACAAGGACCAGATCATCCGTTGCTTCAACCCGAGCGCCGGCGAGTATTATGCTGCAGTCGGGCCGTCGAACACAGTCCAATCATTCTATCGCAAGTTCACGATGACGATCAGCCAGGTCGTCACCGAGTTCGGCATCGAGAATTGCACGGAGAGCATCAAGTCGCTGTATGCGCGCCAGATGGGCGCCGGCCGCGGCTCCAACGTGGACACCGAGATTATCGTCTGCCACGCGATCGAGCCGAACCCTGAGTACGCCGCGACCGACAACATGGAGAAGCCCATGCGTGTCGGAAAGGGCGGCTTGCCTCGGCATTTCTCATTCCGTGAAGTCTATTGGGAATGGGGTTCGTCCGAGACGGAAAAGGTGCTGCGCTACCGCGGCTTCATGGAGGCACCGTTCTCGTGCCCGCGGTGGGATACGCTCGGCAATGACGCCTACGGCCGCAGCCCCGGCATGGATGCGCTTCCTGACGTTAAGCAGCTCCAGTTGGAGGAAAAGCGCAAGGCGCAAGCCATCGACAAGATGGTGAACCCGCCGATGGTCGCCGATCCGTCGATGAAGAACGAACCGGCGTCGCTGCTGCCCGGCGCGGTGAACTACGCCCCGATGGACGGCGCTCGTGTCGGCATGCGCCCGATCTATCAGGTGAACCCCGGCGTCGGCGAATTGAAGGATGACATCGCCAAGGTCGAGAACCGCATCAAGGATGTGTTCTTCAACGACCTGTTCCTGATGATCAGCCAGCTCGATACCGTGCGCACCGCCACCGAGATCGACGCGCGCCGCGAGGAAAAACTTGTCATGCTCGGGCCAGTCATTGACCGGAACAAGGTCGAAGGGCTGTACCCCGACATCAACCGCATCTTCCAGATCATGGCGCGCCGCGGGCTGCTGCCGCCGCCGCCCGAGGCGATGCGCGGCTTCCCGGTCAAGGTCGATCTGATCTCCCTGCTGGCCGATGTGCAGAGCGCCAGCGCCACATCAGGCATCGAGCGCGTGTGGCAGTTCGCCGGCAACATCGCCGCGGCCATCCCGTCCATCCTCGACAACCTCGACCCTGACGAGACGATCGCCGCCTATGCCGATCTGCTGCGCGTGCCGCCGCAAATCCTGATGACGAAGGCCGACAAGGACGCGATCCGCGCCAAGCGCACCGAGGAACAACAGGCCGCGGCGGGCATGCAGGTGGGTGCGGAAGCTGTCCAGGCCGGCAAGGTGCTGTCCGAAACCGATGTCGGCGGCGGCCAGAACGCCCTGTCGGCGATGATCAACGGAGTGTAGGCCATGTACATCATCAAGCACATCGATCGCATGGAGTACATGTCGCTCTATGGGTGGAAGCCGCATCGCGACGCCGCCCTGCAGTTTCGCGCCGATGACGAAGCCGCGGCCTACGCCGCCACCATTCCGTCGCTCTACGGCACCTATGTGATCGAGAAGCACAAGGATCTGGAGCACCGTGCGCCGCCGGGCGTCATCGGTGACTACGATCCGCATCGGCCGCATATCCATGGCTGATGACGAAAGCAGCGAGCGTGATACGTCTGACAACGCCGCCAACCCGGATGTTGTCGGCGAGCGCAAACTGACGCATCGGCAGCTTGTCGTCCAGCGCAAGGAAGTTCTGCGATCGCTGATGGCGTCGGCAGCCGGGCGGGAGTGGCTGGCGTGGTTGGTCATAGAGCAGTGCGGCCTGTTCCACACGTCAATCAGCGGGGACGCCAATCCGAATTTTACCCTCATTCGGGAGGGCGCCCGCAATATTGGCTTGACAGTGCAGAAATCTGCGTTGCAGGACGCACCGGACCTGTATATGGTCCTTCTTGCTGAAAACGCCCACAAGATATAGGGGTGCCCATGTTCCGCCGCATGCTCCATGCCGTCGTGTACTCCGCAGCCCTGGATGGCGGCGGGGGTGAAAGCGCGCCCGCCGCTGACGCGCCGGCGGCAATCACGACCGGCCTGGACGCGCCATCGGTTCTCGGCGCCGCCACCAACGCCGACGTGACGGCCGCCGCGCAGGATGCGCGTGTCGCCGACGCGCCCGATCCGGCCGCCGCGCCGAAAACCGAGGATGCCGCCGCGCCCGCGATGACGGCTGCGGACTACGGCGAGCTGGCCTTGCCCGAGGGCGTGAGCCCCGACGATCCGCTCGTCAAGGCGTTCGTGGACGGCGCGGCCAAGGGCGGCATGGACAAGGAAAGCGTCCAGGCTGTCATCAGCGAGCTCGGCCCGAAGCTGCATGAACAGCTCATGGCGCCGCAGAAGGCGTGGAGCGACATGAACGCCGCGTGGGTCAATCAGGTGAAAACCAACCCGGAGTTCGGCGGCCCCAAGCTCGACGCCGCGATGTCCACCGTCACCGCTGGCCTGAATGCCGTGCTGACGCCGCAGGAGATCAGCGAGCTGAATGACGCGCTCGATGTGACCGGCGCCGGGAACCATCCCGGCGTGGTCCGCGCGCTCTATCGCATGTCTGCCCGCCTGACGGAGGGTGGTCACGTCGCCGGCGATGCTGGCAAGTCGGTGCTCTCGGCTGCCGAGCGCATGTATCCAACCCACCGCGCCGCCGCGAACTGAGAAAGGATCAACCTAGATGGCCACCCTTGGCGCCACGGCGCTCACCCTGGCTGATTGGGCCAAGCGCACCGATCAGAACGGCAACATCCCCATCATCATCGATCTGCTGTCGCAGTCGAATGCGATGGTGCAGGACATGCTGTGGATCGAGGGCAACCTCACCACGGGCCACAAGACGACCGTGCGCACCGGCCTGCCGCAGGGCACGTGGCGCCAGCTCTACCAGGGCGTGCAGCCCACCAAGAGCACCACGGCGCAGATCGTCGAGGCGTGCGGCAATCTGGAGGGCTACAGCCAGATCGACAAGGACCTGGCTGATCTCAACGGCAATACCGCCGCCTTCCGCATGTCGGAGGATGCCGCGTTCTTCGAGGGTATCACGCAGCAGATGCAGAGCGCGTTCATCTATTCGAACGCGCTATCGACGCCGGCGCAGATCATGGGCTTCACGCCCCGGTACAACTCCCTGTCGGGCGCGGCCTCTGGCGCGAACGTCATCGACATGGGAGGCACCGGCTCCACCAACACCTCCGTCTGGATCGTCGGATGGGGGCCAAATTCGGTGTGCGGCATCTTCCCGAAGGGCAAGATCGCCGGGCTGCAGCATCGCGATCTCGGCGAGGATACCCTCGTCCTGACCGATGGCTCGCAGTACCAAATCTACCGCTCGCACTTCAAGTGGGAGAGCGGCCTCGCCGTGCGCGATTGGCGCTATGTCGTGCGCCTGTGCAACATCGACGTGACGCTGCTCAACGGTGTGTCGGCGGCGAACCTCGTCAACGCCCTGGCGTCGGCGTTCTACCGCTTCCCGACCGCGCCCACCTCCACCCGCATCGCCACGCCGGTCACGGCGCCGAGCGGCGAAGTCGGCGCCAGCCGGTTCGCGATCTACTGCAACCGCCCCGTCGCTGCGGCGCTCGACCGCCAGGCGATGAACAAGTCGAACGTGCTGCTGCAGATGACGGAATGGGATGGGCACCCCATCACCACGTTCCGCGGCGTGCCCGTTCGCGTGGTGGACAGCATCCTGTCCACCGAAGCCCGCGTCGTCTGATCAGGCCAGGAAAGGAACACCCCAATGAGTGGCTCTCGCCTCCTGGCCGACACCGCCGGCATCGTGCTGTCGCGCCCCGCCATCCGCCGGAACCTCAACATCAACGGCGTCGGCCAGATGGTGACGGTTGGCTCGGGATGGCTCGTCTCCATCGTGGTGATCGATGATGCGGCCGTGGCCACATCGATCTATGATGCCGGTGTGCTCGCCGATCGCACCGCGGCGACGCTCATGTTCGTCATTCCCGCCAGTGCGCCGATCGGAACGGTGTACAACGTGAACATGCCGTACTACGCGGGCATCGCAATCACGCCGGGCGCGGGCACGATCACCGCCCTCGCGTACACCTGAAAGGACCCCGGCCATGATCCTCGACAGCAATCTGTGCTTCGACCCCGCGGGGTCCGCACTCACTGTCACGCGCGCCAGCACGAATATCATCGACCTGCTGCAGGCGCGTGACATCGGCATCGGCCACGAGGGCGTTCCGCTCAACATCTTCGTGCTGCCCACGACCGACTTCACCACCGGCACGTCGGCGCAGGTGCAGTTCCAGGGCGCGCCCGACAACGGCAGCGGCTTGCCCGGCACCTACGTCACGTATGCCGAGACGCCCGCCATCGCCCTCGCCGATTGGAACCTCGGGGGCTACGCCTTCCCGGTGACGGTCCCGCGGGCGCCGCGCACGATCGACAACCTGACCACCACGCGACCGCGCTTCCTGCGGCTCAACTATGTCGTGGTCGGCACCATGGCGGTCGGCACCCTGCAGGCATACATGCTGATCAACCGCGACGACGTGGTGTACTACCCGTCCGGCTTCTCGACGCAGTACGTCTGATCAACCGGCAGAAGCACTGGAGCAGAAGCCATGAGCGAAGCAGTACAGGTGAACCCGATCCCGGTTCCGGCATCCACCCCGATCGAGGTGGTGACGCCGGGCCGGTATCGGCTTTCCGCCAAGTCGCACCTCCCGAAGCAGCCTGGCGGCGAGCCCGAACTGCTGGAGATCGGCGCCGAGGTGTATTTCGCCGGCCTGCCCGGACCGCACATGGAACCGCTGGATGAAGCTGCGCGGGCGGCCAAGGCGCGCGCACCGACTGGCCAGGTGATGGACTTCACGCGACACATCCCGCTGACGACGCCCGGCGAGGACGACGTGCAGATGGAGCGCCTCGGCGTCGTCATCGCGAAGGCGCTGGCCGAAGCCCTGGCACCGCTGCTGGCGCGCCTCGTGCCGGCGCCGCCGGCTGCGGCCGCACCGCCTCCACCCCCGCCGCCCGCGGCGCGGAAGTGATCTGTCGTGGCCATCCTTGTTCTCAGTGCTGATGGCACGTGGAAGCAGTTGGCCACGACAACCGACGACGGGATTGAAACCCTCGTGGTGACGAACCTGCCGCCGACGACGTACTTCAATTTCCAGCAGCCGAACGGCGAGTGGGCCAAGCTCGGCGCGGTGGAAAGCGCAGGGGTGCTCACTCTCTGCGTGGCCTGATCAGCAGGGAGTAGCGCGCCTATGCCTGACAATTTTCTCGTCCAGCAGGCAAACGGCGAATGGGCCGAAATCCGAGCCATAGATGTCGGCGGCGGCGTGCTTGTGCCGCAGGTGAACACCGATAGCGGCCCTGGCATGCCAGGCGTGCGCGCCGGCACCACGATCGGCCCCGACATCCGTGCCGCCGCTGCCGCCACGACAGCCATCGCCGCCAACACACTCTATGGGCACCCGCTGTGGGTGCCAGAGACGGCGCTGTTCTCAGGGATGGTTCTGTCTGTAGGCACCGCAGTCCCTGGCGTATCCGGCAAGATGGCCCTCTGCGCAGGCGCCCCCGGCGGCGTGAATGGTGCGCTGATCGAGGAAAGCCCCACGATCCTCGACATGAACAGCGCCGCCAACACCGTCCTGACCGCGGCATTTGCTGCGCCTCGCTTGCTGCAGCGTGGCTGGTACTGGCCCATGTCCAAATTCGACGGCGCTGCGCAACCGCACACGATGAACCCCGGCGGCATCATGGGCGCAGGCGCAGTGCTGATGTACGGGGGCCTGAGCCTGGCCGCGTTCGTCCGCTCGATCGGCAACACCGGAACCTACTATCGCGCATCGGTGGCTGACGCCTATGCGAACGACTTCCCAACGCTGCCGGCGTTGTCGTTTTTCGCGTCTTCGCCGGGCGTCCCGATCATGGGCCTTGTGGCCGCACCGTGAGGCACCCCAATGGCTGACAACATCCTGATCCAGCAACCGAACGGCATGTGGGCCAAGCTGCGCGCCATCGACGCAGGTGACGGCATCCTGATCCCTGTCATCAATGGCCCGTACATCACGCCGGAAGCGTTCGGTGCGAAAGGCGACGGCGTCACCAACGACACCGTCGCCTTCCAATCGGCGATCAACTCCATCACCGTGTCGATGGACGGCGCGGCCGTCGTGCTGCGGCCCGGCAGCACCTACCTCGTTGACAATTTGACCATCCCGAACCGCAACAATCGCGGCGTGGCGATCGTGTGCTTCGGCATGGCCACAATCAAGGCTTCTGGCCTTGGCGACCCTGCGTACCTGATCGCGTCGAATGCCTATGTGGCGAATAGTGGCTTTGCCAATTGGGGCCTGACGCTGGAGGGCGTTGTCGTTGATGGCGACGATCTCAAGGATTACGCCCTCGTGCTCGTCACGGCGCGCTCTCGCATCACGCGCTGCTGGATGACGGGCGGCAATCTGGCGGGGTGCTACTTGACGGAGCGCAGCGCCAACAACACGCTTTGCGCGAGCGTGGTTGATAACCACTTTTTCGACTGCCTGTGGCTCAACAACGCCGGCCGCGGCCTTCTCGTGCAGAGCGAGGTGCAAGACATCCAAATCGTCGGCGGCAATGCGCACGGCAACACGCTGGAAGGCATCGTGTGCGAGAGCAGCGCCGGGGTGCAGGTGACGAATTTCACCACTTACGACAACACGCTCCAGCCCGGCGCGGTGTTTCAGCAATTTGGCTTTGGCACGAGTATCACCGGCTGCACGTTCGATGGCGGCATAGCTATCGCTACGGTCGATGGCACCAATCAAGTAGGCGCCTTCATCGGCAACACCATCAAAGACGAGGACATGGTGGTGACGCTCGGTGGCGGCGTTTCGCCTGTCGCCATGACGATCGATGGTACGCGGTTCCAAGGGCCGGCGCGCCTCGTCATCAACTGGAATGGATCGTCGCGCTCCGTACACATCACGGGCGGCTCGACCGCGGCGACCATGCCGGTGCTCAACAACTTCCCTACGGCGGGCAGCCATGTGTACGCCGAGAACTGGTGGTCGAAAGCACACCAGGGCTACTACAACGGCATCATCTTCCCGGCGCCGACAGCCTTCGTTGACGGCAATGCCCCGAACGAATTGATGCCGGTGTACAAGAACCTGAATGCTGGCACCACGACAGACGTGGTGATCGTATGCACCCTGCCGGTGCAAACGCTGGCATCGTCGATCATCGTTGTGACGCTGACGGCCGTCAATTCGCAGACCGGCGGAACCGTTGCCGCGTCGTATCGCGGCTACATCGAGGCCGGCGTAGTGCGGCTCGCCAATGCGACGAATTCGAACTATGCCGTGGTGCGCGACGAGAACTCGTCTGGCCCGTCCGGCATGTCGGCCGCAGCGTCGTGGGGTGTCGTCGGCGGCGCAGGCGTCCAGACAGCAACGCTGACCATCACGCTGACGCACGTCGCTCCGTCCTCGATCGGCAACAGCCTGATCATGGCTGAGGTATCGGCGCGGCACCGCTTCACGACAGCAATGGTGGCGTCATGACAACCCGCACCGACATCGTGAACCGTGCGCTCTCAGCGATCGCCGCGCGTTCGTCGCTGGTGAACCTCAACGAGCGTAGCACGGAAGCGGAGCAAGCGCGCCTGCTGTACGATCCGACGCGCGATGAACTGCTGCGGGCGGCCCCGTGGAACTTCGCGCGCAAGATGGTGCAGCTCGCGCTGCTCAAGGCCGCGCCGGGCACGCCAGAGAACCCGACCGGCACGCCGAACGTCTATGATCCGGCGACGATGCCGCCGCCTCCATGGTTCTACTCCTATGCGTACCCGAATGACTGCGTGCAGGTGCGCATGATCACGTCGCTTGTTGCACAGCCTGGGTTCGATCAGCCGATGTTCTCTGTCGCGCTGCCGGCCGGCTACGCGCCTGGCGCCATCGTGCCATCACGCTTCGCCGTCGCGGCCGATACGGACAACAGCGGCAATCAGGTGAAGGTGGTCCTGACGAACCGCGCGAGCGCGCTGTGCCTCTATACGCAGCGCATCGAGATCGAGGATTTGTGGGACCCGCTGTTTCAGGAAGCCATGGTGCAATCCCTGGCCACCCGGTTCGCCATGCCGATCTCGGGCAAGCAGGATATCGCGAGGGCGCGCGCGCAGGGCGCCATGAACGCCCTGCAGACGGCCCGCAGCCGCGACGGCAATGAGGGCACGACGTCGGTGGACTTCACGCCGGACTGGATCGCCGTGCGCGGCTACAGCGGTGCGATCCTCGGCGATGACGGCGTTGGCGCGTCGAACCAAGGATGGTGGACGCCGTCCTTCCTGCTGTTCTAGGGGCTCCGCATGACCTTCCCGATCGCCAAGACCAGTTTCGCCGGCGGCGAGCTGTCGCCGACGCTGATGGGCCGCGTGGATCTCGACAAGTACAAGGTCGGCGCGGCCGTCATGCGCAATTTCTTCGTGGACTACCGCGGCGGCGCCAGCACGCGGGCCGGCACGCAGCACGTCGGCCTGTGCCGGCGCGAGACCGACGCGCCAGCGCCGCGGCTGATCCCATTCGTGTTCTCCACCGAGCAAGCCTATGTGCTCGAATTGAACAACAACCGCATGCGCGTCATCAGCGGCGGGGCCTACGTGTTGAACACGCCGCTTGCCGTCACCGCCGTGGTATCGCTCAACCCGCTCGTCGTCACGGTGCCTGGCCATCCGTGGTCGGTTGGTGACTTCATCAACGCCGATACAACTTTCGTGGGCCTCGTGCGGCCGAACGGCATATCTGGCATCAATGGGCGCGCCCTGCGCGTGCAAGGCGTCGCCGGAAACGATGTCACGCTCGGGCGGCAGGTGCTTGGCGGCTACATCGCAGTCGATGCCAGCACGTGGACGCCGTGGGTGTCGGGTGGCACGCTGGCGGAAATCTACAGCATCGTGACACCGTGGAACGGCGACGTGCTGTTCGAACTGAATTTTGCGCAGAGCGCCGACGTGCTGACCGTCGTGCATCCGCTTTTCCAGATCTACGACATTCGGCGCCTCGGCCTGACGAACTGGCAGATCACAGCCGTCACCTTTGGCGCGACGATCGCGCCCCCAAGCTCGGTGACAGTGACGCCGCTCAACAACGTGCCGGCGAACCCTCAGTACATTTACCTCTACGTGGTCACGTCGATCGATGGAAACGGGCGAGAGAGCAACGCTTCTGGCTTCGCCTTTGCGGTCAACAGCGGCCTCGATCAGGCGAACGCCGTGGTCAACCGGCTGACGTGGTCGGCGGTATCCGGCGCCACGCAGTACCGCGTGTACAAGGCGTTCCCTGTGCCGAACGGCACGCAGGGCGGCGGCCCGTACACCTATGGCATCGTCGCCTCCGTGTTCGAACCCGTGTTCGTGGACGTGAATTACGCGCCTGACTTCGCGGTGTCGCCGCCGATCGCAAGCAACCCGTTGTCGGATCGTGGCATCGTCACCGCCACGATCACAAACCCCGGCCAGGGATACATCTCTCCGTACCTCGTCATCAGCGACGCGAGCGGCGCCGGCGGTCAAGTGGCGTTGGTATCAGACACCGGCCTTGGCGCTTCGCCATACGGAGAGTTGATTTCAGCAACCGTCACCACCAAAGGCACCAACTATACCGCGCCAACGGGCGCCGTGTTCGACGCCGCGCCGCTCGGCAGCGGGCTGACGCTCGCATTCAGCGGGGCGTGGGTGCCGGATAGCGGGTCCGGCTTCATCCCGGCGCCCGGCAGCATCACGATCGCCAACGGCGGGAGCAACTACCACCAGGCCACCTACACAAATTTCGTCGCTGGCATCGCGAGCGGATCGCCTGTGGTCGGAAAGGCGCTCTCCGTCGATGTCACGCAGGTTGTCGGCGGCATCGTAACCGCGATCACGTGGAGCATCTTCGGGCCGCCGGGCACGGGCCTGTCGTCTGCTGGCGGCAGCGACACGATCGACTTCACCATCATCGGCGCTGACACGCCAGCGTCGGGCGGCACAGTGTCGCTTGTCGCGGGCGCCGCGGCGACGGCGAAGTGCGTCAGTTTTCTCGATCAGCGCAAGGTGTACGCCGGCAACGATGGCGCACCTTCGACGTTCTGGATGTCGCGCCCTGGCCAGTACAACAATTTCGACACGTCCGAACCGCCGCAGGATGACGATGCGATCACCGCAACCGTGTCTGCCAATGAGGTGAACATCATCTCGTCGCTGACGCCTGTGACCAACGGGCTGATCGCACTCACGACCGGAGGCGCCTACCTGATCAATGGCGGCGGCCAGGGCGGCGTCGTGTCACCAACGACGGTGCAAGCCAATCCGCAAATCTTCTCTGGCGCCGCCGATCTCGCCCCGCTGCGCGTTGGCAACAACGTGCTCTACCTCCAGGCGCGCGGCTCGGCGGTGCGTGATCTGGCGTTCAACATCTACACCAACAATTTCACCGGACAGGACGTGTCGGTGATGTCGGCCCACTTGCTCGATGGACGGGTTATCACGCAATGGGGCTTCGCGGAGGAGCCGTTCAAACTGGTGTGGGCCGTGCGCGACGATGGCATCCTGCTGTCTTTGACATACCTCAAAGAGCAGGACGTGTACGGGTGGGCCAGGCACGACACCGCCGGCTTCGTCGTGTCGGTGTGCGTCATCCCGGAGGGCCGCGAGGACGCGGTGTACCTGACCGTGCGGCGCTACACGTCGGTGCTCGGGCTGCACTACGCGACAGAGCGCATGGCCGCGCGCACCTTCGGCGCCAATCCGGCCGCCGGCGTCGCGTCCGATCCCGAAAAGGCGTGGTGCGTCGATGCCGGCGCGGCCTACCCGCTGACGACACCAAACGCCACACTGACCAGCGTGACCAACGAGAACAGGCGCCAAATAGCCAATGCTGCAATCGACGCCGCCGGCAGCGGATACCCAAATCTGCAGTTTGTTCCAGTCATCGATTTAGATGGCCCAGGCAGTGGCGGCGTCGTGCGCGTGGCTGCCGCCTTCGGCGCTATATCGACCGTCACCGTCACGGCGGCCGGGGCGGGGTACGTGCGCCCGCAAGTGAATGTCCCCGGCGGCAATGGCGACGGCGTCGTGAGTGTTACGGTGATCAACCCCCTCGTGCTCAATTTCGACACCGCCATCTTCTCCGCGCTCGATGTCGGCAAGGTGGTGCGCTTCTCAAACGGTATCGGAACGGTGCTGAGTGCGCCGAGTGCCACGTCGCTCCGTTGCGACATGCAGAGGTTTCCGGTTGGGGTGCCTAACCTGCCCGATCCAGGCAACGTCGTCATCCGCGAGCAGGCGCCTGGCACTTGGTCGCTCACGGCGCCAGTGACCACCATCGGCGGCCTCGACCACCTCAACGGCGCGACGGTGCAAGTGCTGGCCGATGGATCGGTTCAAGCGCCGAAGATCGTCACGGACGGCTGCATCACGCTTGATGCGGCCGCAACCGCCATCGTGGCCGGGCAGGGCTTCTCCGCGTTGCTGCAGACGCCACGCCTTGACGCCTCGATCCCTGGCGCGGCCACCATCCAGGGCGACCGCAAGCTGCTGTCCGGCGTCACGCTGCGGAAGACGGAGTGCCGCGGCATTCAGATTGGATCTTCGTGGACGGATCTTGTCGAGATCGCTGACCGCAATGTGGCCGATCCGATGGGCGACCCCACGCCATTCGAAATTGGCGGCGAGCTGATCGAACCGCCAATCTCGTCTGCGCCTTCCGCGCGTGCGCCGATGTTCTATCGGGACAGCGAAGTGAACATGCACGCGCTGTGGAGCGAGGAAGGCATCGTGTGCATTCAGCAAGCGTACCCGCTGCCAGCGACAGTGCTGGCCATCATCCCGAATGTGACGGTTGGAGACGACGGATGATCACCATCGTGCCCGCCACGCAGGAGCACGTTTTGGCTGTTGCCGAGATGATGCAGCGCGAGCATCGAGAGGAATGCGAAGGCGCGGGCATGTCGGCGCTGGAGGCGCTACAAGGGTCGCTCGACGGCGCGGCCTTAGCGGAAACCGCCCTGCAGGACGGCGTGCCGATCGCCATGTGGGGGGTGAACCCGACATCGTTGATTGGCGGCCATGCCCGCGTTTGGATGCTTGGAACCGAAGCCCTGCATGCCTTTCCGATCAGCGTGTGCCGCTTGGCGCGGCGCTTTGTGGACCGGATGAACGCCCGGTATGCGGTGCTGGAATGCTTCACCGATCTCCGTTACCATACCGGCTGCGCATGGGTTGAGTGGTTGGGGTTCCGTGAAGCGTCCCGCGTCATCACCCCGGCAACGATATACTCGGTGTACAGGAGAACATGATGGGTCCGGCGCTCCCCGTAATCGCCATTGCGGCCACCGTTGTCGGAACGGCAGTGTCGGCCTATGGCATGGTGCAGCAGGCGCAGGCCGCCAAGCGTGCCGGACAGGCCGGGCAGCAGGCCGCGGCCTACCAGGCGGCCGTGCAGTCCAACAACGCCGCCATCGCCCGGCGCAATGCGCAGCTTTCCGAACGCAGTGCGCAGCAGGCCGAGACGGCCGGCGCGCAGGAAGTCACTGCGCAGGCGCGACGCACGCGAGCCCTCGCCGCCGGGCAGGCGGTGTCGGCCGCCGGGCGCGGCCTCGATGTCAATTCCGGCTCGGCCCTCGATCTGCGCACGAGCAGCGCCGACCTTGGGCGTGAGAGCGTGGCGAACATTACCGACACCGCAGCGCGCCGCGCCGCCGGGTTCCGCATCGAAGGCTTGAACTATGAGAACGAGGCGATGAACCAGACATCTTCGGCGTCGCTGTCTCTGGCGCGCGGCGCAGACGCCTCGGCCGCCGGCGACGCTGCGCAGCAGGCATCGTACTGGCAGGCGGGCTCCACGTTGCTGTCGGGCGCCGGGCGCGCGGCCGGGCAGTACAGCGATATGTCGCGCACCGGCGTGCCGTTCGGCACGACGCAATCGACCACCGTGCCTGTGACCGTCTGATGGCCCGCGCACCGCAGATCATCAATCCAGACGCGGGGCCGGCCGCCCCGCAGCAGGGACGAATTGCGCCGCAGCGTATCGAGGGGGTGACTGCGGAGGCGTTCGGCGCCGGGGCGGCCAGGGCGGAAGGTGAGATCGGCCGCGCGATCTCACAGGCTGGCGAGAGCGTTGTGCGCACTAGCGCGACGCTGTCGGACATTCTGATCCAAGAGCAAGCCCTGCAGAACGAGACGAACGCCCGCAACTCGGCCACCGAGGCGATGCGCGGGATGAACGAGGATTGGGCGACGTACTCACAGCTCCAGGGCGGTGACGCGGTCGCCGGCTTCGTAGGCTTTCAGGAAGGGCTGCGCCGCCGGCAACAGGCCGCGCTCGACGCTACGACCAATCCGGCAGAACGTCGCTTGCTGGAGCGCAGCTTGCAGCAGCATACGCTGCAGATGGAGCGCGGCGGCATCCAGTGGCGCGCACAGCAGCAACGTGTCGCCAGCGTCAACGCGAGCAATGCCGCCGCTGCGCTACAGGTGAACAATGCGGTGCAAGCGCGCGACCGCCCCGAGGACGTGACGCTTGCGGTGCGCGCCGGCGAGCAGGATCTACAGAACCGCGGCGAGGTGGAAGGGTGGGATGCCGCCACGCTCGCGGCGCGTCAGGCCGAATACCGCGGCGGGGCCTATGGCGCCGTCATTGCGTCGATCGCCGAGACGGACCCGCTGCGCGCGGCGGCCATGTTCCGATCGGTGCGCGACAGCCTGGACGCGACATCACAGGTGCAGATTGCGCAGCGGCTTGAAGGCCCGGTGCGCGTGCGTGTCGCATCCGACATCGTCGCCGATGTGGTGCGCCCGGCCGCCGGCGCCGGCGCGCCGCGGGGCATCAGGAACAACAACCCGCTGAATATCGAAGCGGGCTCTTTCACGCAGCGGCAACCGGGCTTCCAGGGAAGCGATGGCCGCTTCGCCCGTTTCGAGACGCAGGAACAAGGCATAGCCGCCGCGGACGCGCTGCTGCAAAGCTACGCGGCCCGCGGCCTGAATACGCCGATGGAGCTCATCGGCAGGTGGGCGCCGCCGACTGACGGCAACAATACCGGCGCCTACGCCAACACGGTCGCTCGGGCATTGGGCATCGGCCCGAACGACGAGATCGACATGGCCGATCCGGCGCAGCGCCGCAAGCTGATCGAAGCCATGGCGCAGGTGGAGAACGGTCAGGCCCTTGGCGCATCGACGGCGCGGGCGCCATCGCGCTCCGAAGCCATGCAGGAGGTGATGCGCCGCACGGCCGATGATCCGCAGTTACAAGCTGTGGCGATGTCGCGTTTGGCCACGCATTTCAGCCAGCAAGACCAGATGCAGGCGCAGGAGCGCGTGGCGCTCACGCAGCAAGCGCAGACGACAGGCGCGGCACTGGAGATTGGCGCAGTGGTGCCGATCCCGGAGGCTGAAATCCGCCGGGCCTTTCCGCCGGGGCAGGCCGATCGCATGCTCGACACGCTGTTCACGCAGCAAGTGTCGGGGCAGATGTACACCGCGATCCGCTACGCGCCGCCGCAAGAGATCGCGGCGATGCAAGAGGACATCACCACCGGCAACGGGCCCTTCTCGCAAGCACTGCGCCAGCGGCGCGGCATCCGCATGACCGAGGACGGGCAGGTGGTGCCGGAAGATCGCGGCGAGGACATCGCGATCCGTGAAGCCCTGCGCGCGCAGTTTGCCGAGCGCGTGCGCGTGCGCAATGAGAACCTTCGTGCCGATCCTGCGCAGTTCGTCGCGGAAGAACCCGGCGTGCGCGCCGCCAATGCCGCGATGATGGCAGCGCCCGGTGATCAGGACGCACTGCGCAGCTACGTCACGGCGACGCTGGCCGCGCAGGAGCGCATGGGCCTGCCCGAGGAAGATCGCCGTGTGCTGTCGAAGGGCGTATCGCAAGACATCGCGACGCGCCTCATGCGTGGCGACCCCGCCGATGAAGCAGTCACGGTCGGCGCGCAGTTGCAAGGTTTGGCGACACAGTACGGCGACCTGTGGCCGCGCGTGTTCGGCGATCTCGTGCGCGACGGCCGCCTGCCTGGTGACTATCGTGTGCTGGCGGCGATCGATAGCCCTGTTGGGCAGAACGACTACCAGCGGATGATGACGGCCGCGCGCCAGCTTGGCGGCATGGACAAAATGCGCAGCAGCATCGATCCTGCCGAGAGCACGCAGATCACGCGCGACGTGGGCCGCTACGTGGAGCCGTTCATCCGCACGGCAGTTGCGGGCCAATCGACGGGCGGCTTCCAGCTTGCGTCGATGGTTAGCGAAGCCGTCACCAACATGGCGCACTACTACGTCATGCAGGGCCAGAGCGCGGCGACGGCGCTGCAGACGGCGACCGATCGGATCATCAACGACAAGTACGAGATCCTTGGAACGATGCGCGTGCCCCGCGCACTGCCGGACGGCACGCCGCTCGGCCTCGGCCCGGTGTCGCGTGCGCAGGCTGTCGTCATGCGCGGCCTGACGCCCGACACGCTGCCCGATCCAGGCGGCAACCCGCAGCTCACGCCAGAGCGCCGCCGAGAGATTTACGCGCAGTCGGCACAGAACGGCTTTTGGGTGCCGAACCAGCGCGACGACGGGCTCGTGCTCATGGCGACACGCGCCAACGGCGCGGTGCTGCCTGTGCGCCGGCAGGACGGTGAGATGGTAGAGCTGCGGTACAGTTCGCTTCCACAGCCCGACAGCGCCGTACAACCCGGCAGTGCGGGGCGCGTCTATCAGCAACAGCCTGGCGCGGCCACGGGCACCTATGCGCGGCAGCCGGGCCGGGCGACCGGCACCTACGCGCCGCAGCGCCCCGACATCTTTGCCCCTCCCGCCGGTGCTGGTGCTCCAGCGGCCCCGGCAGGCGGCGCGGGCGGCGGGGCGGGTTCTCCTGCCGCGCCGCCGCCCGTTGGCCCCCGGCCGCAGCCTGGCACCGAGCCTCGTGGCGCGCGGCCTCGCGGCCCGCAACGCTGGCGTGGGGAGAATGCGCAGTGAGCGGATCGGCCGGCTTTTTCACGACAGGCAATCTCGGTGATGCTGCGATCGAGCGCCTAGGCACCGACGCCATCCCGTCCACGGCCGGCGAGGTGGCGGGCGCGGTGTTCGAAGGCGGTATCGCATCCAACCCGACGACGCGCATCTTGCGCAACCGGGCCGCGCGATACGAAGCCGGCTACGTCGATCTGGACTTCGGCATAACGGTGTCGGAAGCCGCCGAGCGTGTGCAGCTCATGCCAGCGGAGGAAGCCAATGCGCGCTTCGGCGTACAAGGGCGGCTGTCGTTCACCGAGCCGGTTGCAGAAGCGGTTGCTCGTGATCTCAACGAGCACCACCGCGCCAACATCGTGCGCGAGGACATCATCGCCCGCCGAGAGGGCGGCGTCCTTACAGGAGGTGCAGCCCGGTTCGCTGTGGGCTTGGGCGCTTCAATCCTGGACCCGCTCAATATCGCCTCGGCCTTTGTGCCGTTCGCACCGACCGCCCGCATCGCGGCGATGGTAGGCTCGGCCGCGCAGGGCGTGGGCGGCCGGGCGCTTGTCCGCGGCATCCAGGGCGCGGGCGCCGGCCTGGCTGGATCTGTCGCGCTGGAGCCGGCCAACTACTGGCTCTCACAGCGCGATCAAGACGACTACACGATGGGTGACGTGATCACCAATCTCGCCTTCGGTGCGATCATGGGCGCCGGGCTGCACAGCGGCATTGGTGCGATCGGCGACCGGCGACGCGGCGCTCTGCCGTCGTGGTCGCCAGAGATGCACGAGGGCGCGATCCGGCAGTCCGTAGCCGCCGTCGCCGAGGGGCGCCCGGTGCTGGCGGCCGAAGCGATGGAGTACACCGCCGCGCGCCAGGTGCGGCAGGAGTTGACGGATTGGTATCAGGCGCAGCAGCGCGTCGCGCAGGAAGCCGACGAAGCCCTGGCACGCGCCGATAGCGCCGCGAACGCCAGGACCGCGGCGCAGGAGCGCCTTGCCGGCCTGCAGGGCGAAGCGGCCAACCTGCGCGCGGAGGCGGCGGATGCACGCAGCCGCATCGAGTACGTGGACGACGCGACGACCACGACGCGATTGGCCGAGATCGATGCCGAACTGTCCGGCACGATCCCGCGCGCCCGGCGCGCTGCGTTGGAGCAGGAGCGCACGATGCTCCGCGAAGGCGTGGACTGGCCGGACGATCCAAGCATTGCACAGGAAGTGCAGGGCTTGGAAACTGCCGCCGGACGCATCGAGCGCGTCAGCACGCTTGCCGAGACGACGGTGCAGCGCGCCGCGCGGCGCGTGCAGCAGGCCGAGCGCGCCCTGTCGATCGCATCCGAGAAGCTGACCGCTCGCGAAGCCATCACGGCCGCGCTTACGCAACGCACGCTGCGCCGCACGGCCGCGGCGATGGGCGTCACGGTGCCGCCGCAGGATTTGGCGGAAATGGCGAGCCGTATTCTGCGCGCGCAGCCGGCCGACGCGGCCAAGGTGCTCGATGATGTCTTGTCGAATTTGAGCAAGCGCGAGCGCAGCACAGTTGCGCAACTCGCACAGGAAGGCCGAGACGGCGGCGACGTGCAGCTTGCCAATGGGCGCTTTGCGCGCGCCGTGCAGCGCGCCGCCGCTGCGGAGGAACGGGCGGCGGAAAAGCTGCGCGCCAATCTGCGCGACGAGCCCACGGCGCAGGACTTGTCGGAAGATCGCGCCACGGCCGCCGTGGCCGATCAGGCACCGCCTGTCGAAGGCGGCCCGATTGCCGACGAGCTGGCCGCGATCAAAGAGGACAACGCAAAGCTGATGCAGGCGATCGAGCGTGACCGGGCAGAGATGGCGCGAGCCGCAGGCGAGGAAGTGCCGCCCGCCTCGGCCGAGTTGGACCGGATCAACGAAGTGACGCGCACTGCAGAGAGCGACGCCCGCATGTATGAAGCAGCCGCGGCCTGCATGGTCAGGAGCGTGTGATGTCAGGTAGCCGCGCGAACTTCCACCAATGCGTCACCGCAGTCGAAACGGCCGCCGGGCGCGAGGTATCCGAGAACGAGTTGATCGAGGTGTTCGGCGCGATCCAGGGGCGCATCCGCCGCTACACTGCCGAGGGCCTGACGCCGCGCGAAGCGGCCGTGCGCGCCGGGCAGGAGATGGGCGACAAGATGCGCCTGGCCGGCGAGATCGAGAAGCGCACACGCGCCATCAACTACGCGCGCCGAGCCGAGTTGGAGGTGCGCATTCGTGACGGACAGGAAGCCGCCGACATCAAGGCGATCCTGACCGGCCGCGAGGGCAGGCGTGTCGGCGATGCGTACAGCGTGGACGCCATGGTGCATGCGATCCAGCGCGACATCCTCGGCCCGCTGCTCGTGGCGCCACTGCGCAAGCTCGGCGTGCTGCGGGCCCTGTCGCGTGGTGATCCGGCTTTCGATCGCGACATCGCCCGCGAGTTGTGGGCGCTGGAGGCAGGCGGCGGCAGTGTCACCAAGAACCGCCTGGCGCGCGAAGTGGCCGAGGTGATCAACACGGCGCAGGAGCGCACGCGGAACCTGCAGAACGCAGCGGGCGCGTGGATCGGCAAGCTGGATCACTACGTCACGCGCCAGACGCACAGCATGCGCAAGGTGCGCGAGGCGGGTTTCGACAAGTGGTTCGCCTCGATCCTGCCGAAGCTGGATGATCGCACCTTCGACAACCTGCCCGAGCCAACACCCGAGGCGGTGCGTGGCTACATGGAGGCGGTCTATCGGGGCATCGCATCCGGCGTGCATATGACAGCACGAGGCGCCGATCTGTTCTCTCCGACCGCAGGCTCGGCCAGCATCGCCAAGCGTGCAAGCGCCGAGCGCAAGCTGCACTTCCGCGATGCCGACGCCTGGATGGACTATGCGCAGGAGTTCGGCGACGGGAACCTGTGGGCCAATGTGCGCTCTGGCATCGAAACGGGAGCCCGCAACACGGCGTTGATGCGCGTCATGGGCACCAACCCCGAAGCGATGTTCAAGACGATCAACGACCGCGCCATGAAGCGTGCTGTCGATCGTGGCGATCTCGCCGCCAGCGATGCGTTGCAGAAGGAATGGAACAGCCGCATCCTCGATGTCGTCACGGGCAAGGCGAACATCCCTGGCAATGAGGGGTGGGCGACGTTTTCGAATGCCGCCACTGCGCTCGCCACACTGTCCAAGCTCGGCGGCGTGGTGCTCTCGTCGATCCCCGATCTTGCCACCAACGCCGCGCTGCTTCGGCACAATGGCGTCGGCCTGTTCGAAGCCTACGGCAACCAGCTTCGCGCAGCGATCCCGTCGTGGATGAAGGGTGGCGCGCAGCGTGAAGTGGCAGAGTTGGCAGGCGCCGGCATCGACGGTGTGCTAGGTGATGTCGCGTCGCGCTTTCAAGCGGCCGATGGCGCGCCTGGCACCGCCTCCCGCCTCGTGGACATCTTCCACAAGTTGAACGGGCTGGAGTGGTGGACGCAGAGCATGGAGCGCGGCTTGTCCACCATGCTGACGCACAACCTTGGGCGCAGCGCCGCCAAGCCATTTGCGTCCCTGCCGCCGCGCCTGCGCACAACGCTCGGTCGCTACGGTATCGAGGCGGCGGATTGGGACACGATCCGCGCGACAGCAGCGCGGGCGGCTGACGGCCGTATGCACATCCTGCCGCCGGCGATCGAGAACAGCGCGCTGCGCACCAAGTACGCGACGTACATTCAGGATCAGGTGCGCGAAGGCATGACGATGCCGGACGCAGGCACACGCGCCATCACGACATGGGGCACGCAGGCCGGCACGCCAGCGGGCGTCGCTGCGCGCCTGATCATGCAGTTCAAGACCTACCCCGTCACCTTCGTGAACCGCACGCTCAATCGCGAGTGGGCGCGCGGCGATGGCGTCGATGTGGCCGGGCTCGCGCACATCTTTGTCGCCACCACGCTGCTCGGCTACGCAGCGATGGAGATGAAGAACCTTGCTCGGGGGCGCAACACGCGCACGCAGGCCGCTGATGACGCTGGCGACTACGCGAAGATCATTGCCGCGGCGATGGTGCAGGGCGGTGGCGCCGGGCTCTATGGCGACTTCCTGTTCGGCGCAGCAAGCCGCACAGGTGGCGGCCCTGTCGTGTCGCTGCTCGGCCCGACCGTCAGCACCGCCGACGAGATGGCGCAGACCTTTCAGCAGTTCCGCCAGTGGGCGATGGAAGGCGATCGGCGCGCAGGTAACGACGCGCTGGCCGGCGCTGTCGGCCTCGTCAAGAACAACGCGCCCTTTCTCAACCTGTTCTATCTGCGCGGCGCCATGGACTACATGATCTGGTATCGCCTGCAGGAAGCCATGAACCCTGGCTACCTGTCGCGCTACGAGCAGCGCGTCGAACGAGAGCAGAGCCAGACATTCTGGCTATCCCCAACCGTCAGCCAATAGGTGAGCCATGACTGTCAGCACTCAAACCGCGAAGGTCACGGTCCTCGGCAACGGTGTGCAGACCGTGTTCAACTACAATTTCGAGATCCCGGCAAAGTCGCAGGCCGATCTGTATCTCACGACCGCCGCCGGCGTCACGACGCTGATCGCGCAGAGCGCGTGGTCAATGACAGGCGCTGGCGTCGCGACCGGCGGCACCTTCACATACCCGCTCGCCGGCGTCGGCATTGTGACTGGCTCGCGCCTGACGCTGCTGCGCAACGTGCCCGAACAGCAGAGCACGAACCTGATCAATCAGGGTGCCTACTATCCCGAGGCTGTCGAAGGCGGCCTTGACACGCAAATGTTCACCATTCAGCAGCTTCGCGAGAATGTGGATCGTGCGATCGTTGGGCCTGTCACCGAGGCGACGATCGGGCCACCACTGCCGCCGGCCACGCAGCGCGCCAACCAACTACTCGGGTTCGACAGCGTCGGTTCGCCGGTCCTGTATCCGCCGCTGTTCAACGGCGGCACGATCCCGTCTGACTTCATCCTGTCCACGGGCTCGACGACACCGCGCTCGCTGCAGGACCGCTTTGCCGAATGGAAGAACGTCAAGGATTACGGCGCAGTTGGCGACGGCGTAACCGATGACACGGTGGCAATCCAGGCCGCGCAGAACAGCATCACGTCTGCTACCGGCGGTGTCGTGTACTTCCCGCCTGGCCGCTACAAGATCAGCTCGCCGATCATCATCAATCGCCATGGCGTGACGCTGCAGGGCACTGGCCGTGGGCAGAACAACGCCATCGGTTCGCAGGTGATTGGCAACAGCGACCACGATATGTTTCAGGTGGGGGCGTTCTTCTTTTTCAGCGTGTTCGACATGCAGATCGGGCATCAGAACGCAGTCACGATCACGTCGACGAACGCCCTGATGCGCATCACGGCCGCCACGTCGGTCACAATGAGCCACGTATCGTTCAACAACGGATGGGATTTTCTTGTCCTCGACGGCGTGAAGCAGTCCGATTTCACCGACGTTCGGTGCAACAACAGCCTCGGCGATGGCTCGGGAGACAGCCACGGGCTGCTGCTTACCGACGCCTCGACCATCGGGTGCGAACTGCTGCGGTTCCGCGGCCTGTCGCTGGTGGGCTTTTCGAACGTGCCGAACAGCTACGGCATGCGCTGTTTCGGCGGCGGCACCATGTACTTCTCGCAGGTGGCGATCACCACGTGGGCTACGGGCGTGCGCATGGAGGGGCGGACCACGGCGGTCGGCGCGCCCACGTTCTGGAAGTTCCACAATTTCGAACTGGAGCTTAATGACCAGGGCTGGCTTGTTGACCAAGGCACAAGGCTCGCGTGGATCGACTGCCAGATTGCGCTGACCACCTCCGGCCCAGGGTGGGTGATCGGCACTGTGACCACCGGCCAAGTGCTGTTCGTCGGATGCCTGGCGGTGAACAACAATCAGCACGGTTGGTATTATGCGCTGACCACATCAGGCGGCTCCAGCGCGACCATGACAGGGTGCGTTGCATCAGGAAACGGCCAGGCCGCGGGCAACACCTATGACGGCGTACACAACGCCGGGTTCAACAACCTCACGATCGCAGGCGGCCGATACGGTGGGTCGGGCGCGGCTTCTGGTCCTTCCTCCCCGACACAGCGGTACGGCGTGTACGTGTCGAACTCCTTGGCCACGAGCTTGACAATCAGCGGTACTGATCTTCTCGGAAACGTCACCGATGGTTTTGGCACGGTCGTGACAGCGGCGGGCAACGTCGCCGTGATCAACGGTTGCCGCGGCTACAATCCCGGTTTGCAACTCCCATCCTTCACGGTAGCCGGCGTGCCGTCAGCGTCCAGCTTCACCTACTTCATGATCTACATTACCAACGAAAGCGGCGGCGCCGTGCCAGCTTTTTCGGATGGCACAAACTGGCGACGTGTGACAGACAGGGCCATCATTTCCTGATCGGCGGGGGGCGGATCGACATGGAGACTTCTGTCGGCGCGGCGTTGGGGAACCTCCATCCGGTTCTGGCGTTACTTATCGCACTGCCCTGCATCGTGGTTCTGGCACTATGGCGCCGCATGGAACGCCGCGAGGAAGCCTTCGCGGCGCGGGATCTGGCGAACATGGAGCGTTATGTGGCCATGAGCGAGCGAATGATGACAGCGATCAACAACAGCACGGCGGCCACGGATAGGCTGGCCGACGCGATCGCCGACAACAAGCAGCGGCCCTGAAAATGTGCGCGATCCTCCCTTCGTGGATGCGCCGCGCCTTTCGCCGTTATTTTTCCGTGAAAGAGCCTGCGCCTCCCGATCCGCACAGGAATGAGATGCGCGAGATCGGGGCTGTGCGCCGCAACACAGAAGCGTACTCGCGCTTGCTCGCGACCATTGACACCATGTACATTGAGTGCCGTCGAAACGGTGGGCACTCCAGATGATCCCGATCCCGGCTCTGTCGCCTCGCACGATCCTCGTCATTGCTCTCGTACTGGCCGCCATCGGCACCGGCACGTGGCTGTATCTCAAGGGCCGCGGCGATGAAGCCGTGCAGCAGGAGCGCGCCGCCGTCGTCGAGGACAAAGAGAACAGGGAGACGCGAAGTGAAGTCGATCGCAGCCTGCTTGCTGATCCTGCTCGTGCTCCCGTCCTGCGAGAAAGGTGGACGCGGGACTGACGGCTGTGCCGGGTGGGCGATGATCACCCTCTCCCGGCAGGATCAGCTCACGCAGGACACCGAGCGACAGATCGTGTCGCACAATGAGTACGGTGTCGCGCGCTCGTGTTGGAAAGCACTGCGCTAGTTCATCACAACCAGCGTCGCGCCGCGATCCTCCGTCAGAGAGATTGTGTGCCCGTTCGGCAGCGTGACCGGATCGGCCAGAGACGACAACAGGCGCGTGCGCATCACGGCCGCCGGCAGCTTCCCGAACATGGGATCTTGGCGCAGCATCGCCACAGCGTCACTGAGTTTGAGCGCGGCGGTGTGCTTCAATCCCATCATAGCGTCGTCTAGAACGGTCGCGATATTCTGCCGCAGCCCTTCTGTGCGTAGGTGCATGTCGGCCTTCTCCAGCGCGCCGACATCCTCCCCGTTCCACATCTTGTAGGACACGCGCTTGAGCCACAGCGCCTTGTCAGATTTCACACTATAATTCAGCTTGCCATCGTCGAGGCGCAGGAACCAAGGCCGCTCGCTTTCGCTGACCGCATAGTGCGCCGCATCTTCCTCCGTCATAGACGACAGCGTGAGGGTGAAGCGCGGCCCGTTGATGATGGAGCCGGCGCCACGGCTGCTGTCCGCATTGCCAGCAAACCGCGCGTTGCTCGACAGCGATTGCTTGCTCGTGTGGTGCGACAGCAGGACCGCGACGTGCGCCTTCTCGGCCATCATCTCCATCACGTCCATCACGAACGTCATGGCCATGTTGTCGATCTCCTGCGCGGTGTGCAGCTTGGCCAAGGGGTCCATGCCGAGCAGCGCCACCTCGGGATCGTCAGCCCACCGCATCAGGAGCTTGAGCGCATCTTCGTTGATCGCGATCTCTTTGCCACCATTGATGATGCGCACGCGGCCGTGCGTCTTGCCGCTGATCAGCAGGATGCGCGAGGCGGTCGTCGGGTAGTCAAAGCCAAGCGTGGCGCAGATCGCCACGAGGCGCATCGACATTTCCTCCAACGTGTCCTCGGCATTGTAGATCACCGACTTGTGCCACTGGCCCGGTATCGGAGCGCGGAAGTCGAACACGTCTGCACCGTTCGCCAAACACGCGGCCGTGGTCAACTGGACCAGCGACTTGCCGACGCCGCCTGGTGCCACAAGCATCGTCACATGGCCGCGCATCAGGAACCTGTGCCGAAGCCAGTCACGCGGCTGCAGATCGCCGGCGGCGATCGCGTTTCCGAAATGCAGCGCAGCGCCGGCGTGCCCGTTGAGCTGCGGATGAACGTCAGGCAGTGCGGGCAGATCGACCTTGCCGAACATGGCCTCGGGATGCTTCGCGCCTGCGGGGTTCTGCGCGTACAGGTAGGCATTGCCCACAATGCTTCGAAGATCGTCAAGCGGCACGGGCGGCGAGCACCGATCAGCCCACTCTGCCATGAGCGTCGCCGCCATCAACTCGCTCACGCCGTAGTCTCTGACCGCCGCCGCCAGCTTGTACACCGCGATCGACCGCTCGCCTTGAACCGCGGCGGGAAAGCCGGCCACGGCCTGCGTAGCCAGGGCGATAGCTTGCGGGTTGTCGGCCGCGACCAAGGCGACAGCGGCGTTCTCCGCGCGGAACCCCGGCGGGCGGCACAGCGCGACGATAGAGCGCGGCGCCGGCGCCATCGGCCTGTCAATTTCAACACGGTACGTGCGCCCGTCCACGACGCTGCCTGGCGCGATGACGTAGCCGTGGTGGCCTCGTACATCCAGCCCCGGCCCGAGCCCGCCGTGCTCGCCCTGGCTGTTCGCTACCTCCGCGCCCGAATAGTACAGATGCAGGCCGCCCGATGGCGTGCGCACCGTGAGCGTGTCGAAGCCGCCATAGAGCGACATCCACGTGTCGAGCCCGCGCCTGCCTTCCTTACAGTCGAGATCGGCCACGAGTAGCCCCGTGGTCAGCACGCCTATGTTCGCATCAGGGCTGCCGTTCCACCACCCGGCGACGGTTGCCGGATCGTTCGACGCCCACTCGTGCCACCCCTCGTGCGTAGGGCGGCGGCCGTTTGGCTGCAACGGGAAGACGCGGAAACCCCGCGCCGCCCACGCCAGCGCCGCATCGCGCAGCGACATGGCGCGCTACTGAAACTGAGAGAGCGGATAGTTGCGATACGTGTGCCGGGCGATGCCGGGCTTGATGGTCCTTCCGGTGACTTCGATGTTCTTGTTGATCCGGGTGATGATAGCGCCTAGCCGCTGCTGCTTGAGGCGCATGTCATTCGTCTCGGGCAAGCCGAGCCGCTTGTACAGGCGGTTGATCGGGACATCGCGGTTCCTGTTGCGCAGCATGCCCCACAGCGCCTTCTGGCGCGGCGGCCAGTCGTGCGAAATGTCTTGTCGCCGGCGCTCACTGCCAGGCGTTCTGCTATGGCGCAGGATGGTGCGCCTCACTACCACATCACTTCCCATAGCGCGGCCCCTCCCAACCTTTCGCCGCGAGCGGACAGCCCGCCAGCCACGGTTCGCCCTGTGTCATCAGTTCTTCGACTTCGCGCACGGAGCCGAAGCCGATCGCATTCTCTGTCAGCGTTTCGTCATGCACCGTCAGGATGATGCAGTAGCCGCGCGCCTCAAGCCGCAGCATGCCGCCGGCCAGCACGTCACGCGCCGTGCCCTGTACGATGTGGTTGAACTGCATGCCGCCATACAGCGAGAAGGTTGTCCACCGCTTGTGCTCGCCGTCATAGCCGTCATAGAGCACGACGTTGCGCGCGCGCTCTTTGATCTTCGCGCCGGCGACGACGTAGCGCATCGCGTCCTCGCCTTCCTCCAGATCGACGCGAGAGCCGTCTGGCATCTCTGCCCATCGCTCGACGCGCACCTTGAGGCGCGGGTTGCTGTAGGCCAGCACGCGCCCACTCGGCAGGCGGCACCACAGGAAGCCGCGGGCGGCGAGGTAGGACACGCGACCGTTGAACACGGTGGACATCAGGCCTGGGTTGCTGACCGCCTCCACGGCCGCGTCCTGCAAATCCCACCACCCTTGCACGAGCTGCGGGTGCGCGCCGCGCCACGAGTTGACCACGATCTTGATGGCTGTCCACTGATCGGGCGGCAGGCCCCGCTTGTCCTGCGCGGCGGTGTAGCGCGCGGCCGTGTTGATCCACGTGTCGGCATCTACCACGGCTTGCACAGGCGCCACGAGCATCGCCGGCTTCATGCCGTAGTTGCGGCCCATCGACATGAACGAGCCGACAGAGCCGCCGTAACCAAGCGCGAGTTCCATAACCTTGCCGATCTGGCGTTTTTGCCCTTTCGCCTCACCGGGCTCGCCGCCAAACGATTTCGCATAGGCGACTTGGTAGAGATCGGGGCCGCGGCCGGCGTCGTATTCGCGGAAGGCGTGCAGCTTCCATTCTTCGCCTGGCAACCATGCGCCGATGCGGCCTTCGATGTTCGCCAAGTCCGCGCCGCGCAGTAGGTTGCCGCGCTCGGCGATGATCATGGAGCGCATCGTCTTGGCCATCGACACCATCGGGTGGCCATCGATCATCTCCATGAGCGACAGCGCATCTGCGCTCGGGTGGTGCATGGCGAAGTCGAGCGTGCGACCTACCTCGGCGCCATCGCGATCGGCATCGGTGCGGTAAAGGTTCTGCGGCTGCCAGATGCGCCCGGCCCACCGGCCTGTGTTGGTCCCGTGGTAGTGCAGCACGCCACGCGAGCGGCCGTCAGCACAGGCTGATGCGAGCATGGCATCCAGCTTCGCCGTGCTCGTCTTGGCCGCCTCGGTGCGTAGCTCGATGGCTTCCTGTATCTGTGGGATGTGCTCTGCCATTGCCCACGTGATGATGTCCTCTTTCTGATCCTTCGCGATGCTCTTGCACGGGATACCGTGCGCTGCGATCCAATCGACGAGGCGCGCGTTCTGGCTGCACTTCGTCACCGCGCCGTTGGTGATGATCGCCATGCGTGCATCCATGCGCTTTTTGGCCATGTCGCGGATGATGCGCAGTTTTTCGATCGTCGGGATGTCGAGCTTCACGCCGCGATCATTGATGCGCTGGTCGAGCATCCATATCTCGCGCTCCATCGCCGACAGCGGCGGCGCGAGGCGATCGATCTCGGCTTCCGTAACCACGTCCTGATCGCAGTAGGCGCCGAGGCGCGCGACATTGTGCGGCTCGTCATGCCACTCGTATGTGACGCCTAGCCCGCCGCACGCGCTGCACGGCACTTCAAGCACGTTGCCGTACCCGCCATACACTTCCTCAATCTTACTACCGCGGCATTGCGTGCATTCATATGATGCTTTCGGCACCATCATCTTCCGCATGAGGGCGTTGCCCTCCATGTCTTTCTTCGCCTTGGCGCCTAGGACTTGCGCGGCGATTTCCAGCGTTTGCGGGATAGCCAGAGCGGCACACCGCGACATCGTGCAGTCCATTTGCTCGATGCGCAGTGGCGGCCAGTGCGGACAGATGCGTTGGCGGATGCACGTGTTCCATACCGTGCGCTCGAAGATCGCATTATGGGCGGCGAAGATGCCGCCGGCGGCGACATGCGAAAGCAGCGGAACAGGATCGGCGTCGCCAGGGTGCCAACGGCCGCGTTCGATAATCCTGCCATCTTCCTCGATCCACCATGACATCATCCAGGGCGACGAGCTGATGTGCTCCATCTGCTTATGGACGCCGCACTCGCGAAGATCGAGGGCGCTGCGTGTTTCGAAATCAGCATGCGCCTTACGCACTTCGTCACCTCACGAATGAAAACACGAACGCCCCAATCGCAGCCCACAGCGCCACGCTGCAGGCTGTGACGAACAGGACCGGCTGGCGCGCCGCCGCCAGCAAGATCAGAAGTGCGAGTGCAATCGGAATTGCACTCGACACGACCGACGCCAGCGGCGGCATTACCGCAGCATGTCCGCGATGGACGGCATGGGCGGTGCCGCGGCTGGCGCGGGAGGCGGTGCGTAGCCCGGCGCGGGAGGCGGTGCGTAGCCCGGCGCAACAGGCGTGGGCGGCGGCATGATCGAGCCGGGCATCGGCGGCGCGCCAGGCTGCGCCCCGAAGGCCGCGCTCGGATCAAAGTGCGCGTCGATGTTGACGCCCTTGAACTGCGTCGCCGCGTCGGGCGCGCCGCCGGCCAGCTTCTCGTCATCAGCGACGAGCATGATGCCAGAGAACGACATCGACACGCCTTTCTTCGGGCGCGGCGGGCTCTTGCCGAACACGTAGAAATTCAGCGACACGATCGCCCACACGCCCGCATAGACGCGGTTCTCGTCCACGATCGGGTTGCCGGCGGGATCGACGATCTGCGGCTTGAACTTCGTCGTCGCGCGCAAGAACGGGAAGCCGCTGGTATAGCCCTTGTACTTGTGTGCCTTCTCGTGCTGATCGCGCCACGGAATGTGGAGCCGCATCGGCTGGCCACTTGCATCAAAGTCGCCCGGAAACTCCGTGCGAAGCATCTGATACACCTCGGGCCACACGAGCGCGTTGATCTGCTCCTGCGCGCCGGGCGGGCAGAGCATGGTGATCTCGTACTGCGGTTCGGCGCGCGGCGTGCCGTCGTCATTCTTCGCGTTGGGGTTCGGCTTGACCGCGTGGACGAATGACAGGCGCACAGGGCACGTGCGCCACATGCCGTTCTCCTGCTTGGAGAACGGATTGGCGGCGACGGCGCGCGTCAGCCAGTCATCGGGTAGCCGGCTGTCCTTCATGATGGGCATGGCGATCTCAGTCCTTCACAGGGAGGGCGGCGCGCACGATGCAATCCTTGGCCTCCAGCAACTTGCGGAGCCCGGCCGACTTCTCGGCGCTGTCCGGCATGTCGGCCTCGATGCACCGCGCCATGTCACCAAACGGCTTGCTGACCGTTTGCAAAAACTGCGGCAAGTGCTCGTAATCGAAAAAGCGCATGATGGGGTTGGGCATGTCTCACTCCTGTCCTGGCAATGGCGGGATCACCACGCCTTTGAAAGTCTGCGCCACGCGATCGGCCGCCGGGCGGGGATCGCTCAACGGCACGAGCGACAGATTGCCGCTGCTCGTCTTCGTGGTCAAAAACGCAAGGCGCTCGCGCATCTGCCGGGCGGCGTCATCGGCCGTGCCGGGCAGGGCTGCCGCTCTGGCGATCTGCACAAGCCTGTCCTCGATCTCCGTCAGCGGCGCCAGCTTGGCAGGCATGATGTCCTCCATGGGCATCTGGCCGCCGGCCATCTGATAGAGGCGCTGTGCGATGTCGAGCGGCTTGCCGTTCCACTTCCTGCGCGCCTGCGCTTCGACGAGCTTACGCCCAAGCACCGGCACGCCAGCGCGCGCTTGTTCATAGGCGTAGCTTTCCACCTCTTTGAGCCAGTTGCGCACGTAATCGGCCCGGTCCACGATCTGCGCCACGCGATCCATCGGGATCGTCTTGGGCGGCGGCAGCGTGCCGGGAACCTGCCGATAGTCCGACGCGCCCGGCTGCAGCACTTCGACCGCCTGCCGCTCGAAAGCGGGGCACACGATGGCTGCGGGGCAGAAGCGGCAGTGTGCGCCTGGCGTCGGATCTCCGCCGGCCTCGGCGCGCATGATGGCCGCCTCAAAGCGGCGCTGAAATTCTGCCAGCTCGACGCCGTCTGTGATCCACTCGCGCACCGCGCCGGCGGGGTGCCAGCCGCGGGGCTGGATCACAACGCACGTCACCTTCGTGATAGGTACAGACCAGAAAGCGGACGTAGCCGAATATAGCAACTGTGCGTTGTGCGACGCTTCGACCATCAAACCGGCGCCGTACTTGAAATCGATCGACCACGCATGCCGCCCACTTATGGCGATAAGATCCGGTATCCCCATCGCGTCCAATTCAGGCACCGCGCATTGCGGGAATGGCAGCGGCAGTTCGTGTATTACGACCAAGCCCGGCCCGTGCAAAATGCGCAAGTTGGTCACGTAGTCCAACACCGCATTGACGGCATTCGCCATCTCGGGATCGCTGTCTCGTGGCGCACGCTCCAGCCCGGCCGCCATGCACTGATCGAGCAGTTCGTGCGCCTCGGTTCCTTCCTCGGCGGCATCCGTCTCTCCGCGTGCTGGTAGCCCCGCGGAGAGACGGACCCAAGCGGCACAGGCAAGAGTGCGCGCAGCAGTGGATCCGCTGTACTTGGCATGATCGCGCGCTGCGTGCTTCACCCTGATACCCTCCCTGTGCCAGTCGATCAGGCAGCGGCTTCGGTCGCGGCGGCGTGGATCAGATGCCACGTCGCGGGATCGGCGTCGCTGATTGCGGTGATGCCGAACTTCTGCAGCACGCCGGCCACGGCCGCCGGCCCCTTGACGCCCGCGAGCGCGGCCAGGGCCGAGCGCGGATGCTCGACGGTCCAACCCGGCGCGGGGTCGCCCTTCGGCGCGGCCGGCACGGACGGCGGGGCGGCGACGGGCGGGGGTGCGACCGCGGCGGGCGGCGGGGCGGCCACGGGCGCCGGCGCGGACACCGGGGGCGCGGCGACGGGCGCGGGCGCCGAGACGGGCGCGGGCGCCGAGACGGGCGCCGCGGCCGGCGCGCCGCCGGTCATGAGCTGCATGATGTCGCCGGCGAGCTTCGGATCATCCGTGGTGAACGTGTACTGGTTGCTGGTCTTGGCCATTCGGCCCTCCTGTGTGGTTGCGCAAGTAGCATGAACAAGTTACCGTAGCATCTGCTCCAGTGTCAACACCTCCGTTTTCGGTTCGGGCAAAATGTCACTGGCAGCATCGACGATCGCCTCGCGCCAGGTGTTTCCGTACCCCGCATGCGAAAAGCCGCCACGAAGGCCGCCCATGGATCGCATCTCGGGCTGTTGCACAGCGGGATGGTCGTGGTCGGTGTAGAGCAGCGCCGACCATTCGCACCCTCGACCACCGGGGCGGCCGACATGCCACACAGACCAGCCGAGCTTGTCGAGTTGTGAGATCACGTCGTCGATGTCGATCTTGGTCACGGGCGGCACTCCAGATACGCGGCGATGAACTCGGCCGCTACTTGCGGGACGATCGCATTGCCGGCGGCGCGCAGCTTTCCCACTCTGGCGGATACCCCATGAGCCAAAGGCTGAATGCCGGGTTGAGTTGGCCTGGCTTTTCCGTCTCGGCAGGGGAGCCATTCGGTGTCTCGCCATGCATCGCCAGAGCTTCGCAGTTTCGTGCTGCGCGTGACTGCTTCCACCACTGCACACCCTCTTTCCAAGGTGCGGGCGGCGATAGAGACGCTACAGGCGTCGGCCATGGTGCCAATCTCGCCACCTCGTTCAACGGTCGCGCATTCTCGCCCCATCGATCGTGCGTCGCGCCCTTCCAATCGCGGGCTGCTACTGTCGGCCAAGCTGACAGCGCCGCCGTGTTCAAATCGTTCGTCCACCCCTTCCGTGCCGCTTCCGCTTCCGCCCCTGTCATGGATCGCACACTCTTGTCGCCGTCCTTGGCGCCGGCTGTCGGCCACGAACCAAAGTCGCTGCCGGATATGAGGCGCCCCGACGCTCGCAGCGCACAAATCTGCGGCCCCCACGACATATTCCAACGCTTCCAAGTCAGCGCGAACAGTGGAGAGCCAAGCCCTTCCAAGCGAGCTTGCAACTTGCTCTCCAAAGACAGTTGCAGGGCGGTGCTGCTCGACCAAGCGGCGGAACTCTGGCCACAGATGCCGATCGTCTGCGGTGCCGCGCTGTTGTCCTGCGCCACTGAATGGTTGGCACGGGCAGCTTCCGGTCCACACAGGCTTGTCGTCAGGCCAGTCCGCGAGACGCAGCGCGTAGGACCATCCACCAAGCCCCGCGAATAAATGGCATTGCGAATAGCCAGCAAGATCGCCGGGTGCAACATCCACAATGCTCCGTTCATCGACATGCCCTGGCGCGATGTGGCCGGCGGCGATGAGGTTGCGCAGCCACGCTGCGGCATAGGGCTCGTTCTCGTTGTAGTACGCTGTCACGGCTGCGCTCTCAACCATTCGGCCGCCGCGGCGATCTTCTCCGTCCACAGCCCCTGCTGCAGCGTGTGATCCGCCTTCGAATACCACGGCTCTGCCATGACGCCTTCGCACCACTTCAAGCAGTCGGTGCGCTGCTCGGGCGTCATGTCCACGAGGGCGACCATGCGTGCCGAGTGGTGCACGCCGGCGGTGTCGAAATACGACCGGACTTGGAAGCGCAGTTGCGGTGCGTCGATCATGCCAACATATCCTCCAGGGTTGAGCCGCCTACCGCGTCGAGCGCAGCAATCGCTTTCGTCTTTTCTGCGACGATCTCGTTGATCTGCGTATCGAAACTATTGGCGAGGGTGATGAAGCGGACAGTCACCGATCTGCGCTGCACGTGGATAGGGCCGTAGACGCGCATGATGGCTTGGAAATTCGCAGCGGGCGCCCAATCCACTTCAACCATATCGAGCGCAGCGGATGCGGCCAGGGTAAGCGCCACACCGGCGGCCCTGATGTTGCACAGCACGACGCGAAACAGCGGATCATGGTCGAATGCCTGCTTGACCGCCTCGCGCTCTTTCTCGGGTTGGCCGCCGACGATCATGCCGCAGCGAATGTGGTGCTTCACCAACGCCGCTCGGATCGTCTCCAGCACCGACTTGTGGTGCGCGAACACCACCATCTTGTCGAGCCCTGCGTGCAGTTCGCCGACAAGCAGCTCGGCATAGGCCGGCGCCTTGGCTTCGCCGATCAGGCGGCGCAGCGTCGCGATGTGCGGTGCGTCGAGGCTCGACAGGCCGCGCTCACTCAACAGCGCATCGCGAATGGTGTCATCAAGGCCGGGGTGTTGCAGCAGCACATCGCGCACCTGCTTCGCATCGCCATCGACAAGGTATGTCGTGGTGTGGAGTGGCGGCCGTTGCGCGCCTGTGTCATCGAGCGTGCGGCACAAGCTGTTGTTGGCGATCAGCAGGCGCAGCTCGGCCAGCATGTCGGCCTTGGCTGTCTGCGCTGATCCGTACGTCTTGGCCCGGCTCGTGAAATAGCGCCGGCGGAACGCTTCGGTTCCAAGCGGCATGACGTGCTGAAAGCGCAGGAAAGTCAGAATGTCCATCGGATCGTTTGGCGCCGGCGTCCCCGTCAACCACCACGCCTGCTCGGCCCACATGAGAGCGCCGCCGTTCGTCCGCGCGTGCTCGCCGAGCAGCGTCTTGGTGCGCCTGGCCTCTTCTGATTTAAGGTAATGGGCTTCGTCAAAGACGAGAAACTGCAAAGCTTCGCATCGATCGTGTAGGTACGGCGTCCAGTGAACCATCATCTCGTAACTTGTGATCAGCGTATCAAAGCGACCGTTGGCCCACGCTACAAAGTCGTGAATTGATGTGCCCTTGACAATGCGCCTGCGCTGCAACGCGAACTTGTCGAACTCGCCGCGCCATTGCTCCCGCGCCACTGCGGGCACGACAATGATGCCTCGTGACGATCCACGAAGATCGAGGGCGCGAATAACCTGTGGAGTTTTTCCACATCTTGGTCTGTCGAACAACCCTGCACGCGCTCGTTCGGCGAGAAACTGTGCGCCTTGGATTTGGTAGGGAAAAAGTTCAAGCGTCACGGAATGTGCTTCCATAGCTTTCGCAGATGAATGCCGCTGATGATCGATTGCGATATGTTGAATTGTCGTCCAATTTCGCGCTGGCCTGCCGCGCGTGTTCGGCACATCTCACGAATGGCCAGCACGTCAAGATCGCTGAGCACCGCAGCGGGATTAGACGTGCCAGGCTGTGCTGACAAATCCACATTTCTTCCTTTACGTCGCATGTCCTTAATGTTGTCAATCTGCGTCCCTAAACGCAGGTGTTTGGGGTTGCAACATGGCGGGTTGTCGCATGTGTGCATCACCACCATTCCTGCCGGAATGCAGCAGTTGTTGTGTATTTCCCACGATAAACGGTGCGCCTTCATCAACCCTTTGTGCTTGCCGCCGGTGCGACCGATGACGCCGTACCCGTGACTGCCTGTAGCTGCCGCCCAACCCCAACAGTCGCCAGGCCCGGCGATGTCGTCAATCTTGTCCCAAAAACGACTGATGAGGCCGGCGTCATGCATGATTACGCCACACCTCCCGCCGCCCAATACGCCAGCAGCGCAGCCTCGGCACGATCAGGGAATAGCTGATCGTTCTTCTGGCCCTTCGCCGGCGGCTGGCGCCACTTGTCACGCGCCCACGGAAACACCTCGTCAGCGCGTGACACCGCCAGTTTCTTGTCGGATGGCGCCTTGACGGCCTTCTTCCACTGCGACGGCCGAACGATATCGAACTGCGCGCCGCGCGATAAAAACGCCATGTGCAGCAGGCCGACACCGAAGCCGAAGTTGAAGCCCGCCGACGCGCTCTGCCCTGGCAGACCGCCGACTTCCTCGATCACGATGCGCTCGGGGCCGAACACATCGATGATCATGCCGACGAGCTGGTACACACCGCCCGGATCGAGGATCCTGCGCGGCTTGCCGCTGACTTCCTTCTGCACCGTGGGCATATCCCACAGCGCGAGCAATGGCGCCGGCGCGCCACGCACCGGCTCTGCGCCTGGCAGGCTCACGATCTGCGGCTTGGGGTTGTAGAGCGCGAACGCGCCCGACAGCCCCGGATCGATGCCGAGCGTGATCACTTGCCCACCGCCTGCGCGAACACCGCCGCCGCCTTGTGCAGCTTGGCCACGCGCACGTCGATCTCGGAAAGAATGACGCGCATCTGATCGATCGACATGCGGACCTTGGAGGTCTTGCCGGCCTTCCAGTTGCGCATGGAGCCCTGCGAGATACCGAGCCGCGTGGAGAGCGCCTTGTCATCCACGTCGAGGGCTTCGAAGAACACCATGACCGGATCGCGCATGTTGCCAGGCTCGGAAGTGGTGGCAGCCACCGCGTCGGCAAGGGTGGGGGCGGCGGGAGGGGGCGGGGGCGCAGCCGGGGCGCCCGGCGGCAGCGGAGGCGGGGGCGGCGCGCTCGGCATGGGCGGTAGCGGAGGTGCAGGCGGGGTTGGCGTGGCGCCCGTCGAGGGCGAGATGGCCGCCACGTGCTCGGCGACGATGCCGTAGGCCGCCAGCCACTTGCCGCGGCTGTCATCACCTGGCACCGGCTGCTGGCCGGCGACGATCTTGGCGACGTGCCACGCACGCACATCGATCGCATCGGCCAGCGTGCTGGCCGGCGACAGCGCATCCGCGATCGTCTTGGCCGTGATGTCCTCCAGGCCGGCGAAATGCGTCATGATGCTGGCGAACAGATCGTCGTCCGTGCCGCCGAGCATCTGATGCAGGTCGAGCGCGCCTTTGATGACGCCCTTCACATCCTCGGCGAACAGACCGGCGTAGTGCGCCACGACCGCATCGACCAGCACGGCCTTTGCGTCCACACCCTGCGCCATGGACATCTCGGCTTCGCGTACGACTGCGCGGATCGAGGCGTCATCGAGCGGCGGGTTCATGTTGAAAATGAGGGGCATCCTGTGTCGTCTCCTGTGTGTGTGGGAACCAGTTACGCGGAGAGACTGACATGCCAAGGGCGCCTCCGTCAAGTGACAGAAGCGCCCATGATCGACTTCAACAGCGACGGACGGATTTAGGGGTTGCTTTAGTGGTTGCCAATGCGGTTGCGATAACGTGCGCATGGCACCATCGAGGTATTTCATCCTCGACGCCCCATCGCAAATGGCAGATGGCGCAGTGCCACTCGTCGTTCTGGCGCAGCGCGTGGCACCCGTCAGGCTTCGCTGTCATGGGCGCCACCATCTGCGCGGCATGACGTACCGCGGCAGCCGCAGCGGCCCGTGTGCGGCCCGTGAGAGCCAGCCGAGGTAGTAGGCCGCGGCCAAGGCGCCAATGGCGAGAAACGGCTCCATAGTGTCACCCTCCCTTGTGTTGCCCGTAGAACTTCTGCGCCGCCTGGAATGCCATGCGGCTGCTTGTGTGCGGCCCATGCACGCCAGAGCTGGCAAAGGCGTGCGACCAGTACCAGCCGATCTTTTTCCGGCCAGGGTGGCCAGGCGGCTTGTACCCGAACACCTCACGCACGCCGCCGCCGTCGAGATACCGAACGTCGATCGTGACATTTTCGGCGATCTCGTGCTTTCCGCTGAAAGCGTCATTCATGCGATAGCCCATGATCGCCCCCTTTCATCAGATCGCGCATGCGCGATGCTATCCATTCGCGCCGCGTTTGCTGCGCCACCTTGTAGGGCGCTGGCGTTGTTGAAGCCCACGCTGACGCCGCTGCGTCAACCGCATAGATAAAATACCAAGCACCCCGCATGTTGAGCAGTTGAGACGCCTGCGCCCTGGCCGCGGCCAGTGCTGCGGTTTTTCCCATGATTGTCACCAGTCGCCGCGGCCGACTGGCGCCATGATGCGCACGACCGTCATCATGCCCGTCAGGCTGCCCATGATCGTCTCGACACGGCGCACGCGACGCGTGTGCGCCTGCGCGTGGCGTGTGTGCGCCTGCGCGTGGCGCTCGCGAAGCGCCGGCATGGCGTTGCGTGCCGTTTCTGCGCACGCTTCCCACTGCTCGACGCGGCGCAAGCACTCCGCAAGGCTGCGGCCCGGCGTAATGCCGAGCGCGTGGCACCGTGCGCGCGCTTCGGCGAATGTCATCTGTTTGCCCATGATCGTCTCCATGCTTCCTGCCGGGATGGCAGTCACGACACTCGGCGCACGCAGCGCCGAGTGATAGACTGTCACTGCCGC